GAATAGATACCCTTTTGGAGAGATTACATCGTAACCTTTGTCATTAGCTTCGTCGTAATCTAAAATCTTAGAGGTCGCTTCGTCGTAGTTGTCATACTCAGCAAATGCTCGGTGCATCTTTTTAAAGGAGTGAAACCAGTCATCTTTTGTGGGGTCTTTTACCTCCTCCGTTTTCCATAACTTCCACCCCTCTTTCATGGTGGTCGCTTTGTCTGACAAATGGGTAAGCCAAGACTCCGAAGCCTCAGAGGAAATTTTAGGAGGTTGCTCGTTAAAAGCTCTCGGCATAGGTTCAGGAGCAGTCTCTTTTTCGTCTAAGAAAGCAGCAGGTTTTAGAGGTATAAATTCTAAAGGTATAGTTATAGAGCTTGCAGCTAGGATAGGACGTAAACCCTCTAGCAAAAGATTCTGCATAGGTTTAACTACCGTATTTGTAAATAGGTCATATCCGTCACGAAGTTCGTCAGCATTTGATCCAAAGCCTCCACCCTCATTTCTGACTCCAAATAGTAGTGGGGTCGTAACTCTGTGTCCTGAGAGGATTTTCGTTTGGACCTCTTTACTGAGATAGTCAAATGTCTTATGCTGGTCCTGCATAGCAAAAGAATCTATCGTAGGAGCTGAGTCTACACCATCGTTAAAAGTCATTAGGACCTTTTGACCTCCTGCCCCTCCAAACTTATCCAGGACAAGTCTTTCTAACTCTTGGCGTTCCTCTTGTGTAGGCACTCCGTCGTTAAAATTAATAATTGTAGATGGGAAAAATCCCGATAAAATCGAGTTGAGATGGAAAGTCGCTAGACTAGAGTCTACCTGTATATATGAGGTACTAGCTAAGTAGTCAGGTAAGCCGTAATAGAAGCTCAGAGGACTGTACATTTTAACCTGTACAAGTTGTGAGGCAGCGGTTCTATCTGAAGTATTAAAAGCAGGTATAGGTCTAGGAATCGCTTGTGGATCGCTCCAGTCTGTAGAGTGGAAGAAGACATTGATATTGTCCTCGTCGTCAGCGATACCGCATCGGATAGAAGAAGCAGGGATATGATGGACCTCAGAGATAGTAGAACGGTCTATGCTCCAAATTACATTTAGATAGCATTGCCCATAAAGTTTCAGGTCGCCAGAAGCTCTCTTTAGGCAAGTCTCATCTCCAAATATTTGCTTGACCTTTAACCATTGCTCTATGTTTTGGTCTTTTGTTTCAGAGGTTAAGCCTCCTCCGTAAATCATTTCCGAAACGCCTTTTACGATAGCTCCATGAATACTTGAGCTTGCAAATAAATCTTCTAGATAATGAGGGTATTGGTTATCTGCTCCTATCTCAATATACTCTTTATTCGGCTGCTCCGTAAAGGGAGGTACATTTGAATTAGCGTAGTTAAGGACGCTCATCTTTTGTTTTATAGCTTCTTCTTTCATTATATATTTGGGTAAACTAAATCTGCTGTGCTGTCTCCAGTCGTATACGCTTTAAAGTCATCTTCGCCTATTACGTCTGCTCCGCTAATATAAGCTAATTGGGTTGCCAATAGCTTTTCTGTCCCCACTTGCATAAACTCTATAATGTAAGTTCCTACAGGAAAGGTAGTCAAAGCAGGAATTACCATCCATGTACCTCTACCCGTTGTATAAGTAGTTATACCAGTAGCGAGCCTATACTCCTTTTGAGTATATTGATTTAGAAAGTCTAAATAAATAGGGTTAGTTGCCGTTCCTTCTGCAAATGTACTATCAAATTTAATAGCTATAGCTTTTGGAGATTGTGTAGATAACTGTATCATATCTATATATATAAGCCCTTTAACAAAAAAAGGAAGCCGTTAAGCCTCCTTTTCTAATTTGTATATCTATGCTAATTTAAGCAGGTGGTTCTACACCATCCATCCATACTCCAGCGATTTCATCCAGAGGGCGTGCAACGGTATTGTATTTACACATATAGATTGGGTACAACTGACGTGCCGAAAACTCTAAAGTGAATCCTCCTGCATCGTTGAAACTCGTACCTGTTAAGATAGTTCCTCCCGTTAATACACAACCATATTGCGCTCCTAAAAGGTAGAGCTTTTGGTTATTATCTTCTACTATAATTGGAGGAGAAGACTTTGCAAGTTGGACGATTCTATCCGTATCAGCAGGTAAAAGAGACTTAAAAGTCAAAGTCAATTTCTGCTCAAAAGAGTACGTTCCCGTACCTTCGTCTCCTGTGATAGTTACATCCATCATAGACTTCTCACGAGTAAGTTCGTAAGTCCAGAAATAAGCCTCTTCTGTTGTGACTGGAGCGATACCTGTGTCGGCAGGTGGACTTCCATTCCACAATATATCTACCTCTCCTAATGTCTGATTGAACCATGTTACAGGGTAAGACGTAAGGTCTTGACCAGCCATTTCACCAAACCACACTCGACGTATACCTCCTATACCATCTTGACACGATACTGTCCGTCCGCTTTCTACTAAAGAACAAGCCATAATTTTTAGGTTTTAAAGGTTAAACGATTAAGCGAAAATTGCTGCTACTGCTCCAACTACTAAATCCCCTGGAACTGCTACTTGCATACCTAATCCGAATCGGATAACGATACGTGTCTCATCAGAACCTGAAAATTTCCAGTGGTCTATGTACTGAGCCGATGTATAATCGGTATTCAAGTTAGAACCTACTACTAAGTTATCTTGGTAAGTCAAAATAATCGCATCAGCAGGCATACCTGGACATACTCGGATAGGAACACCTAAGTATTGTAACGATGAAAATGCTTGGTTAGTAGACTGTCCATTGACACCTACACCTGACGTAGTAACTGTAGTAGCGGTAATATGTGAGACACCTCCTCCTGCTACGGCTAAAGCTGTCATATATTGACCTGCTAGTTTTGTACCTACGTAATAAGCTACGTCGGGTCTGTTAAGGATAGCAGGACAGTTATCAATAGCTTTAGTATATGCTAAATCAAATGCTCCTGTTCCTTGGGTAAGGATAGCAGTAGTGAAACCAGTCGCTGAAACTGTCTGCTCGTTAGCAGAAGCTAATCCTATAACACTTCCTCCATATCCTGTGTTATTAAAAGTTCCTGTATTAGCAAGGAAACCTGCCGTAATACTAGAGCCTACCCAAATGTTATTCTCAACGCTTTGAGCCGTAGCTGCTGCCACAGTAGCCATTGCGAAGTTTACAAACTCAGGAGAGCCTGCTGTCATAGTAGCTCTTGCGCCGCCCATTCCTGCCCATGTAGGGAGAAGTGTAGCACGACATAGAGACTGCATAACTGCAAGGTCCGTTAGCTCAAGGACTCTTTCTCCTAAAGTAAGGTCTGCACCGTCCACCCATGCACAAGACTCTGCTGCTGCTTGTAAAGGGTCTTCGGAAGTTAAGCTAGAAATTACTGCTTTGCTTTGAATCCCGTCTATCTGACGGACGTAACCGTTTACTAGGGTACTCGCGAGCTTCATAGCTGGAGCTACGAAAGGACTACTGAGTACACCTGCGTAACTTGTAGTAGGGTCTACCGTAGGGTTCGCAGGAGTAAAGTCTCTGCGCTTTCTAAGTGAATTTGAATATCCCATTATTTTTGCAATTTTTTAATCATTTCAAAAGCCATGCTAGTTACACCTGTTAGGGGTGTTGTTTGTGCTGCTGCCTCCTCTGTAGGTGGAGCGTTACGTAAAGGTTTAGAGGCAGGCGATGCTCCAAATTCTCTTAGTTGTTTTCTTAATTCGATATTCTGACGACGTAGGCGTGAAACCATACGACCCTCACGACTATCTTCGCTTAGACCACGACGACGTGATCCTGCATTACGACCTTGTGACGGCTTGCGTGACAAGTTTCTACGTCCTCGACGTTGGCGAGATGCCTCGACTTTTTCTGTTGTTTCTGTACTCACTTCTTCAGTTGTTTCGCCTGTACCTGCCTCCAATAAGTCCATAGACATTTGGTGGATAGCTTCGGCTTGTTCTGCGGATAACCCCATCTCCACTAAAATTGTTACAAACGCATCATGAGAATCTGGGGTAGATTCTTCAGTTGTTTCGGTAGTAGTTTCTTCAACTACAACTTCTTCTTCGGCAAATTTTCTGTTTCGCATATATATATATATAAGCCGTTTTATTTAGTAGTCGTAACTATATAAATTGACATAGAAAGTACCATTTCCCATCTCTTGTACTTCGTCGTACCAGTCGAAATCGTAAGCTATCTCTGCTATATCCTGCATGAGTCGAGTCCTCATTTCGTCTGCTTCTATTTCGTCATAGAAGTTTACGATAAAGCCTACGTTCGTTTCTTCCGACGTACTCTCTTTTACGTCAGCGTACTTTCCTACCTCTGACATAACTGCGTCTATTATCTCTCTATACATTTTGTTTTAATTATGCGAAATAAGAACCCATCCAGTCTAATACCATTAAGTGTGCGTTTTCTTCGTCCCTCCAATCAGGGTTTGATATAGGAAGCTCTCCGCTGTCACGTAGAAATTCAGAACATTCTTCTACTGAGTCTTCAAAAATCATATCCGTAACCCAATCGTACTCTCCTGGTCTGTTATCGGGGTTCGTGTAAACTTCGTAATACAAAGCCTCATCTACTAAGTCATAAATCCAATCTGTCATTCTTTCTTTTTTTAATAACCGTATTTATTTAAGTCTCTTACTCTTGAGCGTATTTCTTTCAGAAACTCTTTTTTAGTGTCTCCCCACTCCCATTTACTAATTCCTACCAAAACTTCACCTGCATCAAACCCTTCTGTCAGAAATTCGCTAAATTCTTCATAAATAGCGTCTTCTTCTTCAGGTGTGTCATAGGCTAGATAAACCTCAAACATGGTCTTTTCCTTATCGTAGGAATATATATTTTGTGACTCTACTCTTACCATTTTAATATCCGTATTCGGCTTCGTCAATAATTTCTATAAATAAACTCCTGTCCAGGTTTCGCATCATATCGGGAGCTGATCGCTCAAATAGTAAACGTACCCTCTCGTAGTCTTCGTCGTAGATAGCATCTTCTATAAGTCCTATGCGAGACAAGAATCTAGTGTCTAAAGCGTAGTCGTTGGCAAACTCCTCTAGCATAACGATTAACTCCTCCTGAGCTGAGTTAGTCCACACATCCCAAATTCTTCCTATTAGACTCATTATATTTCTAGATATATTCTACTAAGAAAGTCGTCGTATTCTATTTCGTAATCATAAAGAACAACTCCTAACTCAACTAATAACTCCTCAATAATGTCAAATGCATCATCCACATCGTCGGTGTCTACAGTTACAATTACTGTATTTCTGTCTAATCCTATAGAAGCTACAGAAATTCCTTCTGCTTCTAAATCCCTGTGTATATACACATTGTAAATATTATCCCATTGCATCTCCATATCTTTTTAATTAAAGTAAATCATATCCTTCGTCTGCTAAGAAATTGTAGGTCTGCTCTAAGGCTGTTGTTATGTTTGAATACACTTCTACTATAACGTCGTGACCCTCTTGGCTAACAGTAACTTCTGTAAAGTAGTCATCAATAGAACCATTAATTAGCTCCTGCACTCTTAGAGCGTCAGCATCGTATATTTTTAAGTCGCCTTGAAATCTCATTTAGTTTTGTGTTAGTTACCGATATAACATTTAACTTCGATTACACCTTGTCTGGATGTACCTCCAACTTCAATTTCATAAAACTCACCAGTCTTATTATACACCGCATCGTCTAATTCGTCCAGAATAAAACCTTGGTCCGATCGTGACGCTTCAACTTCAAAATTAACCCAGTTCTGGTCTGAAGTATTTGAGCTAATGAAAAACCCTAAGTCCTCCACTACTTCAATCATAAATTCTCCTAAATCTCTCATGTTCTTTTTATTAGTGGTTTCTCCAAACTCTGTCTTTTATGAATGAGTTGTCATACTCTAAATCTCTTGCGAACTTCTTATAATCAAAGAATGAGTCTTTGTCATTTCCATTATATACGTCATCTCCAATTACATCATGCACATACCACTCAGCAATTTTCTCGTAAGACATATCTCTAACCTCGTCATGGTATCTCTGAGCTTCGGCTTCTGTTTCATAGCTATCTTCCCAATCTTCCATAATTAATGCCCATAGAGTACCGTTTGCTACTAGAGCTAGACCTAATCCATCCCAGTCAAAATAATTTTCTGACAGCTCTTCACTTACCCCCATGTCATCTATTAGATTATAAGCATAGTCGAGCATAGAATCAAATTCACCTTCATAGGCTTCCTCCAAATAGTCCTTAGAAGCTCCACCCATGTCTCTAGCAACCGCCAGAATATCGTAAAGGTCTAAACCGATCTCTTCTCCAAATTCTCCTATCTCCTGTAGGTTGTCCCAGTTATCTTCGGACATACCATACCCGTCCATACAATAGTCATTGATACCGTCTGAATCAACAAACTCCCACTCCTCTACTTCAGGTGGGTAGTTTTCGTAAGACTCTTTTAAACCGTCTTGGAAAGCATCCCAAGAGTTAAAGGAAAAAGGGTATATGTAAAAACCCTGCCCACGATAATTGTAATCGTAAGGCTCCATAAATATATATATCTTATCTAACTTCATTTTAATTTCTTATTCGTATTAATATTACAACCTCATATTCTCCCCCGAATTTACTTATCTGTACATCGTAAGCACCGAAATCGTAGGCTATGTTTTCTATCTGTTCTGGGAGTAGTGGTGAGTCCGAAATATCTATAGTGTAATAGGCTTCGGTATAGCCGATCATAGGAGAATCATATTTAGCAACACCACCTACAACCCTACCACCCCAACTTTGCAAGTCTTCAACAATATCATCTATTATATCGTTTATTCTGTTATCCGTATTTATATAACTCATCTTAATTTCTTTTCTTTAATATACAAAATATAATTCAATTACCCAAATAATCCTGCAAACGACCTTTTAATAAGGCTTTGTAGTATTTAACTTTCATATCGTCTAGCTCAACTTTTTCCATTTCTACCTCTTCCTCAACTCCGTCCTCTATAGCTTTTACTTCTCCGTCGTACTCTATAAGGACACCCTCAAATACCTCTAACTCGATACCCCCTCCCGTTTTAAACTTGCCGTTTTTAAGTTCAATAGGCATACCCTCTTCGTCTAAAGAGAAGACCTTAGAACCTGCCGTAAGAGCGTCGTCTTCGGTTGCTAGGATAGCTCCGTTATCTAACTGAATCTCTACGTAGAATTTGCGCTTGAGGAAATTCCACATTCGGCTTAGTGTTTTCTTTACCGATCCCTTCTCGATTTTAGTAGACATCTCCTGTACAGAGTCATGGAAATATCCTTCAATAGATAGACCCCGAATAGACCCCTCCTTTACAGCGTCCCACATGGTGTCATTTCCCACATGAATACGTACCATCCACGTACCTACAGGAACGTCCATACCGAAATGTTTAGCCTTATCCATAGAAGGGTCTTCGACTATCCAAGACTCCACTACGCTAACCCCTTCTATTTTCTCTTGGTGTTCAAACGTGTGTTCGTTCGTTCGATTGGTCTTTAAGAATAACTCCGACGCTTGTTTAACGGTGTCCTTAGAAAAGAATACATCGTACTCTTCGTCGGTTGCTTCGTCGTAGCGTGGTATGTGCTTGTCTGGAATCAAAGCTGGTCCTATTAGGGTTCGCTTATCCTCATCTATTTGCGCCAAACTAACTACGTTCTTTTTCTTATCCTTAGAGAAGAAAATTACATTAGACTCTATAGCAGGGAACTTTACAAGCGAAATAGCTTCGACTCCGAAAGCGTCTTGGTCTTCCTCTATAAGCAGTTCTATAAGTTTTCTGTTAGCCATCTTTAAGTTATTTTACTTCAACATCAAAACCTGCTCCTTCTAGCTCGAATACAAAAGCCTGAGCGTTTCGTGTAGTGTCAAATTCACAATGTAATTCAGTACCTCCAGAAACTTCTACTGTATCAAATACCATAAAAGCCCAATCTAAAAGTGAGTACCCTTCGTCAAGCATTGCGTTCATAATTTCAGCTTTACCTGCTCGCTCTACAAAAATATAAGTTGTTATCATCTTTAAGTTGTTTTACTAAAAAGCCATATATACATCGTGACCGTTAGAGTAGTTTGCATCTACTATGTCCAGCAAGTCATCAGTAATATCATTTCGCCAATTTATCAAAGTTTGAGGCATATATCCAAGTTGGTGTTGCGAGCGTAAAATTTCTTCTAAACTATCTAAATAATCATTTACCCTAAAACCCTCTCTCTCTAAAAATAAAGCAAGCATAATTCGTGCTTCGTTATGATAATTAATGTCCGTTAATTGCTCAATTTCTGCTATTACATATCTATCAAATTCCATCTTTAAGTTGTTTTATACTAAGTAAGCTAAAAGTGATCTATCATTTGCTCCTTCCACCTTAACCGCTTTTACTAGAAAGTCCGTAGTATCTCCTATATTTAGTTTTAGAGGAAAGGTGTCGTCGGCTAAATCCGAAGCAACCAGGTCAAAATACAAAGTTACGTTTGTTCCTAAATCAGCAGTTGCTACAGTAAGCGTAAAGCTCTGTCCGTTTTCAGAAAAAAGTAAAAGGTCTCCGTCAGCGTACCCTGTTCCCTCATTTAGAATAGATACGTCTTGTATCACGAGTAACTCGCTTACTGAAAACGCTACTTTAAATCCTATCCCCGATCCAGTTGTAATTGTAGAATAGGTAAAATATCCGCTTTCGATTGGTGCGCCAATTTGAGTCATAGCAGCTACTCCCTTATTAATGCCTGTAGTGTTTACATCGTCTACTATTGTAGAAACTCTCATACCCCCTCGGAAGTCGTTACCTTCATCTACTATGGTTATGGTTGTTATATCTCCTAACGCAGCTACTGTCCTAACCGTAGCGAGTCCGTTGCCCTCCACTATATTTGTAGTTTCGGCTATATTTCCAGAGGCGTTAAACCTTCCTGTAGTCACTCCTACTAGAGACGTAGTAATATTTTTGTCCGTCGCGAAAGGACCATAGATGGAGTTCGGTGTAGTTGGAGTAATTTCTAACGTTATCGCTACGTCGTTATCGTTATGTAAACGAAGGTCGGCAGGTAGAACTTGCGTATTGTCTGTACCTTTTAGTGCGGAGTAATATTTATATGCGCTCATATTATTTGTTGTTTATACTTATCTATATAAGGTCGTTTATAAAGCTGTCTGAGCTTTCAATTGCTCTGCGTTTAGGTTCTGTCCCTCTAGTTGAGACTGGACTACATACGCTTGGTTATTCGTGTCGGGACTCCCTAATCGACCTAAAGGTATTAAAGGGACGGTAGGGTTCGTCCCCCCTCCTCCTGCTCCTCCGCTTCCTATTCCTCCTGACGCTGCGTCGGCTTGGTTAAGTATCTTATTAACCCCTGCGAAAGCAGCTAAAGCACTCCCAACCATTTGGAGTATAAATAGAGGCGTAGTTATAGGAGCTGCTGCTCCAGTACCCATACCTGCATTAGTTGCTGCTGCTA